AAATTCATAAATTGTAGTTGTGATTGGATTATAAAACACTGTACCTGTACATTCTGTTACTCCACTCACCCCTCGTCCTGTACCAAACTTGTTTACTTTGATACCAATGTTACCTGAGTCAATATTTTCACATGACATTGTAACTGCAAAAATTGTTAGGATTAATCCTACTGCTACTAAAATTCTGTTCATAACTTGTTGTTTAAATTTGATTTATAATTAATTGTTTATTTTTCTAAAATTACTTTTGCGAATGTAGAATCTACTTTCATCTTCTCCATCAACTCTTTAGCTGACATATTCTTAGCTTCGTCTAAGATCTTTTGTTTTTGATCTTTGATATTCAAATCTACTTTAGCTTCTGATGCCATGTTCTTTAACTCTGTTACTACAAAGTTGGATAACTCATGTGGAATTTGTTTAGCAGTTGAATCTGTTGTTAAGAAATTCATTGTTTGACCTCCTGCTACAATTAGTAATGCATCTTTCTTACTTGGAGTAAAGATAAATAAACTCCAGAATAAAAATGCAAATGGATAGGACCACCACATCCACTTTCTAGCTTGTACAGCTGAATCATCTTCACCATTACCTCGGCAAATAAAATTAACTACTGTTGAAATAACTACTACAGCTGTAAAAATAAATAATCCTACTTTAAACATGTCCCTTGCATTGTCTGCAACTGTTAACCAATAAAATAATTCTGTGTAATTCATAACTTATTTGTTTTTATTATTATACCTAAATATACGAATAATATTGTTAGGAGGCAACTATTTTAGCCCTAATTTTTTTCTTTTCCAATTTTCTTTTGGACCTATTGCAAACATATCATCAATTCTTTTCTTATTTTTGCTCCATATAGGAATAACACCTACATATTCTATATAGTAAGGAAATAACCAATGAATTCTCCAAGATTTTTCTATATTTTTCTTTAAGTATTTTGGTTGTATTCTATAACAATACTCTGATTGATATACCTCGTACTCATCTGATATCTTATTTAGATATTCTTCTAAAAGATTGTCATTAAGTATACCTTTGTTTTCAAGAATGAAAAAACTTGACAATATAACTGTTAATATAACTGCTAGAATTGTTAAAATTAATAAAAATACCATAACTACTCCTGTTTTTCTTTATTAATTTCTTCCTCCGGCTTGAGTACTTTCAACAAATATAATCCTAAGAATGCAAACGCTACACCCACTATTGCAAGTACCACTATTCCTAAGTTGAATAAATAACTATCTGGTCTATTCATTAAGTATAGTCCTAAGTCCATTAATTGCACTAACCCAAAGGCTATTATCAATCCTGCTAAAATTTTAATAACTGTCTTCATTAACTAAATAATTTATTTGTTGTTTACAATCTTCAATACTACTACCTGTACCGCTAGGTTCATCACAATTATTAGTATTATAAAATAAATACTTTACACTTTCAAGGTGCCCATAATTATAATCATTTATTAAGATTTTATAACCTTTATAATCTACCATAACTTATTAATTTTAATACTTTAATACTACTCCTAATTTTTCCATAATTACAATTCGTTTTCTTTTGTCCCTGAAAGTGCATCTACGTCTGCATACTTAGCATTTACTTGCTCAGCTAATACCTCTCTCAGCATTTTAATATTTTCTGATCCTACTTCCCGTAAAGCTCTCAAAGGTGATTTGTAGAGCTTAGGATGTATTTTTCCATTTTTCAGCACTACCTGAAAATAGTTTTTTGACTTCTCTGCTGCTTTTGTCATTGTATTCTAGTCTATGTATATTAATTTTCCTTGTTCATCTTCTATTTTTGTTACTTGCATTTTCTTATCTAAATTCTCTAGCATTACTCGTCCGTTCATTTGGAAGTACATATTGAAGGCTTGTTGGAATATTTCAAAGGGAGGTGTTACTCTACTGCTGTCTTTATTTTCTAAGAAGTATTGATAAAACCAAGCCAGATCATACTGGCCTGATTTTCTCATCTGTATATACTTTTCCCTATCCATTAGTTAATGAATGCTGTTGCTAATTTAAAAAGCTTTTGATTAACTTCTAAATCTTTTTCGAATGACTTAATCTTTCTAACCTTTCTTACTTTAGCACCATTTAATGCTGCTGAATATCCTCCTTGAGTAATCTTCTCCTGGATTACATTAAATACTTTCCAAAGGTCATTTCCTTTATCTTCCTCTCTTGTAGGAGTTAAAACGTCTTGAATAGTTTCTTCATCCCATACAGCATCGATTCTATTAGTTCTCAACTGCATTGCATCGATAGCTAATTGTCTCTGCTCTACAGGGGTTAATTCTCTTAACTGCATTTTGTTAAGAATCTGTACCTTATTAGGAAGATCAGCTACTGCTTGAGATACTACACCTCTTAATTCTTCGAAGGTATACCCTTTGTGACGGATTTTGAATGCTGAGAATTCCTCATCAGCTACTACAAGTCCATTTGAGCATACTAATCTGTAGATACCAACTCTAAATTGAAATGAATTAAATCCATCATGAGAGTTAGTTAAAATGATTCTCGGAAAAGCATCATCACCATTCTTACCTTTAATCATAAGATCTGGATTCTGAAATGATACCATGTGCTTGGAGAAGATTGTAGTCTTATCAGACTTTCTAGCCTTTCTTTGAGAGGCTGTTACTGGTAACCATCCTAACTTTTCTAAGTCATCGATGATAGTTTCAGTATTAACATGTAAGTATTTATCACTTACTTTGTTGCTTGTCGGCTCTGTAGCAAATGCTACTGGTGCTAAAGCTTTTACTTGATCTTTTGAAAGGTAAGAATCTAAACCTGTGTTGAATTTTGATAACATAACTTATTGTTTTTAATTGATTTCTATACCTAAAGATATGAATAAAGATTTATACTAGCAACTAATCTACAAACTTTTTTTAATTTAATCTACAAGACCTAACGTCTTGGCCCTATAGTAACTTACTTCTTTACCTGTTTTAGGATTTAAGAACATTTGTTTTGTTTTAGGAAGATTGGCCTTAATCTTTTCCTTTTTAGCAAATTCTTCTAAATAACCTTTAGGGTATTCAAACTCTGCCTTCTCTATACCAGATGTAATACTATGTGTCCTATATGTATAAGTTGTAATAATTCCAGTATGCTCACAAGTAAAGATTGATACTAATTTTTTCATAAACTTTTATCTTTTAGTTCCTTAATCAGCAGGAATGTATCAATAGCTTCATCTGACATCTCCCACTCTTCGTAATGCTTTAGGCAATTCTCTAGAGCTATTATCCACTCTTTTGATGTAAGTGAGATTTCAAAAGATGTATCTATTCCCTCCATCTCTATTTCAAATAAGAGAGCTGTCTTCTTACCGCTCTTCATAGCTTCCTCAATGCCCTCTCGAATATTGTCTGTCATATCGACTGACTTTTCTCTGAAGATTTGTTCTAACTCCTGTAGGTCTTCTATCTCTAATTTCCTCATATACGATTACTATTTGATAATGATTTTTGATTGACTGGCATCTCTGGATTTGTTACGATTGTTTCTGTATCCATTCTGATTACTTCTACATTTGATTGTACAATATAGACTGGACCATTATACTCGTATGTATGCATTGGTACATTGAACATACTATCTCCTAAGCCCGGCTGTTTGATAGGCTCAGTTATTCTTCTCTTTCCGTCAAATGATCTGAATTCTCTAGCTGTAGTACGGTACCAATTACCTTTTATACAAACCTCACATACTCCTGAGGTATTAAAGTCGTATATTAATTTTGCGGTATTACCTGTCTTCTCTGCCATAACCTTTATTTTTTTATTTAACTAAATATACGAATAAAATCTCTACCAGGCAACTTTTTATTGAAGAAGTTTAATTCTCGTATACCCGTCAATGTGTATTTGATTTTCACCTTCACCAGATGCTCCTTTAATAGGAATAAATAAATGCCCATGCTCTATTCTTAGTCTACGTACAATATTCTCAAACAAATACTTTTGTACATGTCTGTTATCTACAGGAAAATCGTATGCAAAAATATCATCATTACAATACCCTCTCATAGTCTCTATTGTAGGTACTTTAAAGATCAGTACTTTATTTTTAAAGAGCTTCTGAATATAATAGTCAATTGCTCTTGTGGTATTTCCGTACCTTCTAATACTTACATACCCTATCTCTTTAGCTCTTCTCTTAATGAAGTCTTCTACGTCTGCATTTATTAAATATTCCATAACCTTTATCTTCTTATTTATACCTAAATATATGAACTTAATTTCTATTCTGCAACAGATTTAATAATTTATTTACATCACCTATCATTATTTTTTTGTGAAGCTCTCCTTGTATCTCTCTTGTGTAGTGGTATCCATCAGGATCAAGGGACTCTACAGGCTTCCCTAAGATATCGCTAACCAGTGTGTTGGGTATTGGTACTCCACCTTTTTTAAGCATTATATGTTCCATTGCACCTGAGAATTCTCCCCAAGCTCTGTTCATCTTAACATCCTCTTGGCTCATCTTCATTAGTCCTTCCTTTCCTTGCATGCTTCCATCTGTTCCTGCTGCAATAGATTTTCTTCCTAGTTCATCCTTGTAGATCTTTATTGCTACAATTTTACCATCTCTTCTTACAAGTTTAGCCAATCCTGTCTTGTTAATTAAATCCTCTTTAGATTTTGCAGATTTGAATCCTCCTATGGATGCATAGCTTTTCTGCAACATATCCCAGATCTCGTCAATGTATGGAACTAGTTGTTGGTCTGTGTGTAAGTTTATATATCTCTCAAACAATATGTTTGCAATAGTTAATTGTTTCATGTAGTTTTTATTATAAATATTACCCTACCATGTTCTCCTTAATTGCTCGTACAACATCTGATATGTCTTGAAATCTATGATCTTGTTGTGAGTAGGATAACCTGTATGGTACCTCAAAACTTTTAATAAACATTATTACTTCTTTAAAATCTAATAACTCATCTTGTGTTGATAAGAAAAAGGAGCTACTGTTAATACTCTGTGCAGTGTAGTTCTGAATCATTGCTTGGTATATTGTTCGTAGTTCATTCAGAAACTCGTAAGTAACTTTAAACTGCTCCTGAGTCTTATAGTTTGTAACAGTCTCTCCATTGTGTCGAGTAAGGGTAAGATGAGGTGTGAATGAAGGATTTATTATATAAAAATAGTAAGATATCTGATCACAATATATAGTACTCAGGTACATTGCATAGAACCCACCTAAAGACGTTCCTACTATATGTACTTCATGTCCCTTGTACAGATCCAAAATTGTACGCAAATGCTCAATAGCCTTCTCAGGCTGGTATGATAGTTGAGGTGCATGTATGAGTACGCTGTCAGGAAACTGTATTGATAACTCTACAGCTTTTTGCCCTGGTCCTGAATTGAATCCGTGAATATTTATGATAACCTTTTTCATTATAATTTTTCTATACCTAAATATATGAATATGTATTCATATAAGCAACTACTTTTTAAACAATTTAAAAAAATCTGTACTTATATTTTTCTCTCTTAATTTTTCATTCAACTCATGCTGTTTGACTAATTGATTGGCAACTATTCTTTCTCTGGAAGGTTTAGTCTTCTTCTTCTTTCCCATAGTTATTATAATTTTCTGAGATATAGTTTCTAGGGTCGGTAGGGTTGATTTCTTCTTTCCAGAGTCCTAATGATTTTAAATGCTCTTTCATTGTATCATCCACCTCCCAGTCAAAACTACCAACCTGTCTATCAACAGAATCTTCCATTGCAAGGACTTGCCTGTCAGTAATGGGAGATACCGAGTATAGAAAAGAACAGTTATAGCACATAAGTTCTATATTAGAAAGCTCGTAATTTGTTTTGTTTTTATCTTTGAACTGAAGTATCAAAGGTATTTTATGATCTGTTAACCTCTCTTCGTGAAAGCCGCATTTACAGCATTCCTCCTTTAAGTACCCTTCAAAGATTAACCTCTGTTTAATTTTAGCCGGTTCAAAGCTATTAACCGGAATCTTTCCTTCTATTAGTTCTTTGAGAGGAGCTTGTTTACCCTTGTTAGGTAAGTATTTAGGTATACCAATACCTGATTGATTTTTATGAGCCTCCCATAAAGTTACCCCTTCCTCATTTACATATGTTCTAGCAAACTTCTTATAATGTACAAAGCTACATCTAAGGAAGCGAGCAGCTCCTCTATTACTTTTAGAGTTCTGCATCGCTCTTAGACAATCATCTTTTGTTATAAATTTAGCTTTTGGCATCTATTCGTCGTCTTCTTCTAATTCTAATTCTTCAATACCTTCCAGATCTTCTTCTTCCTCTTCGATGATCTCTTCCTCTAGGTCATCATCCAAGGCTTTACCTACAACTGCTACAAGTGCTTTAGCATCATCAGCTAATTCATCTTCATCATAGTTTAACACCTCTAAAGGAACATTTCGTACTCCTCTGGAGGTATTTTCTAGCTCTTGAAGTTTTCTAGCAACATCTTGATCTAGTACGTCTAATTCTGTTACTGTGTAGTCTCCTTCTCCTATTACTCTAATACGTCCTACCTTTGGCTTAACATCTGAGCAGTTAACGCAAAAGTCATATCCGAATTTATCTAATCGGAGTTTTGGCATATCATTGCCACATCTTGTACAAGGAATCATTTCTAAATTCATAACCGTTTTTATTTATTAATTATATCTAAAGATATGAAATTGCCTCCGAAGAGGCAACTTTTATCTACTATTTTTTTAAACTAGTTATAACATTCCATACCTGCTCAGGTGTTTCAAAGTCTACTGTAATCATATCCTTTCCATCTGAGAGATCTATCTTACCGTCCCAGTTATCTAGGGTAGGTACTTGGTAAATGTAGTACTGTATTAAAGCGAACTGTTCTTTACTAAAATGTATTTTAAATAGATTCTCTATAATCTGCAGGAACTTCTCTTCATAGACTGACATATCTAATCCAAGTTCTTCCTCCATAAAGTCTCTCCTGTCCTCTATTTCTCTTAAAAGGATAATATTTTCTATAAAAAGCTTCTTTTCCACTACCTCCCTAGCCATATCCTTTTCTTTTATCTGAACACTACCCTTTAAGTAGTTGTTTAGTGTTTTCCTTAATTCCTTCTTGAGCACCATATGTGTAGTTTTTTACTTCAAAAATTATTAAAAAATCATTCACCGGCAGCATTTTACTTAGTGAGAAGAATTTAACTGCTTCTTCTTTGCTCAATGCCTCTACCACCCCTACTGGTTCTTGTGTTGGGTCGTTCTTACTGTAAAAACAAAACTTACTCATGTTATAATTTATTTATGGTTATCCTTTAGCTGCTTGACTTAAAGCATTTATTATTATTTTATTAAGATATTCAATGTATATGAAGAAACCTATAACTGTCTTATCCTTTAATTCTCTGTCTCTCTCAACAGATAGCCCCAGTGAGGATAGTCCTTGATTTAACTTCTGTTGTAGTTCCATAGCGATGTCATCCTGTTGCTGTCTTGACATGCCTGTAAATGTAGTTGGAAGGAATTGTACCTTCACTCCTTTTTTATTCGGATCTTCATTAACATCAATCTTAAGAACAAGTTTATGTCCTTTGAAGTTTACTTTTGTTACTTCTGAAAGTATTTGTTTTATTTCGTTTAGTAAAGTCATATTGGTTTTTTTATATAAATAGTTTAGTTCTTACATACTATTAGATTATTCTGATATTCTTCTAAAGAGTTAATAGTTACCTTAAATATATCTAGTTCAAACTCTCCTACCTCTCCACTCTCTTTTATTATTTCCGGCAATTGTTGAATAATATTAAAGGATTGTTGAGTGAATTGTTTTGCATCAAACTCTAATACAATATCATTTTCTAACTTAGGATCGTTATACTCTATAGTATATATTCTCTTTGATAAGTCAAATTTAGTATTTAACTGCTCCTTGTCAATATAATGTGAGGTAATAACCTGCATAGTATCGTCTATGTATATCCTATCGCACCAAGGTTCTAATACTTCTAGTACCTGTAAATTAGAGTTTTTAATTACATAGGCTATGTTATATTTCGGCGGAACTTTTGGCATCATAAGTTCATCATGTAGTACATTACTTCCCCATTTTCTCCACCACTCTCTGAATTTAATTGCTCTTAATGCTTTGTATTCTTCAGAGTCTTTTGGCTTATACCAAATTGTCCCATCTGGTAAAGGAATCTCAGCCTCTATCTCTAATCCATCTTTAAACCTACTTCCTCTACAAGTCATATGGTATGTCAAAGAATCTCTTGATTGTATTAAATCATATCCGGCTAAGTACATTCTATTGAAGATATCCGAGTCTTCTAATTCCATTGGAGCAAATAACTTGTCATGTCCTCCTATGGCTTGAAAGTCTTCTTTATTCATACACCATGGAGCAAAGATTCCATTTGTTGTTTGATCTTTGTATACAGTTTGACTCTCTTTTACAAATTGTAAGAAGTCTTCTTTCTTAAACTCTTCCGGCTCTGTTCCAAACAGTCTTACAAACTTCTCAGGCCCTGGAGGATGTAGAGGCGGTTCAACTCTAGTAGCTGCTACAACTGTTTTATCTTTTAAATGCTTAAGTAAGTTCTCTACATATCCTGGAGCTACAACCATATCGGCGTGAAGTATGCTGAATGCTTCTGTCTTAGATATCTCAACTCCTTTGTCATATAGAATGGTATGTCCTTGTCTTTCTGGACCTTCGTTTCTGTATTTAATTATGTTATCTCCTTTTAAGGATTGAATCCAATCCCAAGTACCATCTGTTGATGCATCGTCTAATAAAACAATATCATGCTGAGTTCCGTAATGCTCTTGTATAGAACCAACTGCTTGTTTTAAGTATTTTAAATTATTCCTGGAAGGAATTACAAAACTTATTCTCATTTTAATTTATTATATACATTTTCAATTCCTTGCTCTAATCCGATAAAAGCTACTGGAAGCTCGGTAAAGGTCCCTATATAATTCTCTCCTGGTAGAGGATCTTCTATGTTAATTGGTACTTTATTTATTGATAAATGGTTATTTATGTAATTAGCTATTTTGCTTAATGATACTGTATCTTCATATATGCAGTCTACTTCTTTTAAAAGATCTTTACCCTCCATGTAATATACTATTGTAGAGATTAGATCAGGCATGTATATAAAGTCCATTAACCTATCTTGGTATACTACTATAGGTTCGTTGTTAAGAACCTTTCTAATACTGGATTTAATAAATCGAGTATCGTTTTCATTTTCATCAAACACTGCAAATACTCTTAAGGTATAGAAATCATCATACTTGTGAACTAGCTTATTGATAATATTTTTGCTATGACCATATGGAGTGTCCGGCAAATACCTTTCTGCTCCCGAACCTATATTGATTAGCTTCTTAAAGTGATCTTTTTTTGATAGTAAGTTATAGAACATAACTAAATTCCAGAACGATATAGTCTCATCAGGATCTCTAGTATTAGCTACTCCTTTTATAGCAGTATGTATAACAACATCGAACTGCTTATTCTCAAAAAATTTATCTACAGAAGATTTATCAGTTAAGTCTAATTCATCTTTCCCAGGAGCTATTATATGGTACCTACTCCATAAAGTATTAGTAATACTTTTAGCAATATACCCTTTTCCTCCTGTAACTAATATTCTCATATTACTTCTCTTTACTAAAATCCCCAAATTCAACTAAGATAGTATTTATGCCATCTACTCTATTTAGAGCTTTTTTATAAGCAGGTACAATATCTTCAGGTTCAAATAACTCTACAACTTCTATATTACGATTCATCTGCCTGAAAGCCTCCGAGAAGTTTCCTTTGTGTTGACATTGAGGGTCAACTGGTCTTTCGCTACCTACTGCTACTCGTATAATAACTTTAGGATCTAACTTACCATTAGACATTTCAATAAACTTATCCAGGTGATTAACTATTTGATCAACTCCCATAAGTAGAAAATTCCACCTAGGATATGTTGATACAGGTATCATGCCTTCAATTGCCATTCCATTTGCTAGTCCTGTTTGAAAATATTCGGCCACTGGAAGTTCTAATTTCTTTTCAGCTGGTAGGTGAGACATGGTATCAAATAGTCCAGTTCCTTCGTACTCTACTGCTTGACCTATAAAGAACGTCTTAGGATGTTCTGCTAACAAGCTCATTGCTTTCTGTAACTCTTCAAAGTATTTCATATCTCTATATTAAAATTGAACTCTCATTCCTGCTCCGGCGTGAGGGTATTTGTTATTAGTATACTGATAGTATATTAAATTCTTCTGTCTTAACAGTCCTCCTGTATACTCTGATTCAAGATAATACGGTCTTTCTCTCTTCCAGATATCTGGTGTAGGAGTGCACACTGATTTTTTATTATCCTCTACAACAAAAGTTATTGGTAGGTCATGATTCAAACTGTACTTATAAGCTTCGTGAAATGCTCCTGTTTCGGCTGACATATCTCCTACCCAGCACCAAACTCTATTTGATTTTCCTTGAAGTTTAATTGCTAATGCAATACCTGCTGCTATGGAAGGAATACCTCCTACAATAGAGCTGCATACAAATTTATACTCTGGAAGATTAACCACCATAGATTTCCCTTCTAGAATATTCTTTTTCATTACTTCAGCTGGAATTCCTTTTAATAATCCTTGGTAATGGTTTCTCCAGGTACAGCACACCCAGTCATTTTCTACATCGACATCTTTAAACAATTCTATCATTAAATCCTCATTACCCGAATAGAGGTGTATAGGTGCTTTAATTTCACCCCTATTGAATGAATCCCCAATTTCTGTTTCAAATTGGATTAATTGTTCTCTTACCATATAAATTTTTCTCTATAATATTCTACAATATACTTTAATTCAGTATCAAAATTAATTTGAGGCTTCCATCCTAATGCTCTCAACTTATCATCATTTAAAGCATATCGAACATCCTGCCCTTGTCTATCGTATGAGAAGTCTACAAAGTCTTCTAACATATAATCTTGATCTTTATTGTACAATATAAGAACTTTTTTGATAGTATCCAAATTACTTTGCTCAAATCCTCCACAGATATTAAAGATTTCATTCTGCACTCCTGATTCGATTATCTTCACAACAGCATTGGCTGTATCCTGAGCATGAAGCCAAGTTCTGATTGGAGTACCGTTATTGTGTAAAGGAATCTTTTTGCCTAGCTTTAAATGCTTCAATGTTTTTGGAATTAGTTTTTCAGTATACTGCCCAATTCCGTAGTTGTTAGTTGGACGAACAATTACATATGGAAGGTTGTAAGTCCTACCCCATGCTGTTACAAGCATATCTGCTGCAGCTTTTGTAGCTGAATATGGATTGGAAGGTTTAAGTAAATCTGTTTCAACATGCTCTCCTTCTTCAATATCGCCATATACTTCATCTGTGCTAAAGTGGAGTAGTGTAGGTTTTGTTGAATGTTCTCCTCTATGATTCTTAATTAACTCTAATAGGTTATGAACTCCATTTACATTCGAAGATACAAACTCATCTGAATTAGCAATTGAATTACCTACGTGAGTCTCAGCTGCTGTATTGATTATATAATCACAATCATATAGAAACTTCAAATCGTTAATATCACAATCAACAAAAGAGAAGTTACTGTATTCTTTAAATTCTTTTAATAGAGTTTTATTGGCTGCATATGTTCCTTTATCAACTCCTTTAACATACCATCCTCTATCAAGGCATACTCTTGTTACATAGGATCCTATAAACCCTAGACAACCTGTTACGTAAACTACTTTCGTCATTTTATTCTTTATATAAGTGTTGTGAAAAATCTACTGCATCTACATAGTCCTGATACAGATTAAATACACTCTTGTACTTTGAATCTACACCTGTGCCGATCCAAAATTCACATTGATGGCGTTCATCAAATATTAACGGCATCTCTTTTGGATGTTGTAATTTATTAATGTGGCTTGCTCTTGTCCACCAAAAGTTCTGTGAGAAATGACGTACTGGGTTATATATCAGTTCAGCACCTACTACATCGTATTCTTTTAAGAACTCTAAACTCTCCCTGTACCTAGTTACATTCCAGTGTAGTTGATATTTTCTGACATCTTCAATCCATTTATATTCTGGAACTTGTGTTGAATTGCTAGATCCTTTTGTATGTAGGTACAATATATTATCTGTTGGATTATACTTACAGTGTTTAATTATTTTATCTAGTGTTGGAAATTCCCAAGCATGTACATTTGTTCCGTTGTAATTTATTTTACCCTTAGGTACATTAAACCTAATATTTGGATTCCCTAATAGTTCTAAATTAATTTCATCGACATCTGTATATATTTTTGAATCTAATATATGTTGAGCTATTTCATCAACTATTGCTTGACATCTTCCATGGTTATTGTATCCATTCTTGTCTATCAGTAGGTTTGCTGCATGAATAAATATAATGTTTCTCATATTGCAGTCCAGGTATTTGGATAGTAATTTTTATTTATAAATTGACTTTCTTTGTCAGAAGGTCCAATATAGTCTTCCGGGCAAACAACTATTTTATTTGGATTGTTGTTTAAATAAGCACCCCACCAACTAAAGCTAGAATTTGCAATTATGTTATGATCACATAAAGACATCATACACATATCTACATAATTTGAATTACCTTCACTAAAGTGTATATTATCCCCTACTAGTACTTCTTTACACCATTCTATATCGTCTGAGAATACTAATAGTTTAAAGTATGTAAATTTTTCTAAGAATATATTTATAGCTTCATTATAATAATCTAGTGTAAGATTTAGTGAAGAAACTTCTAAATAATCTCCTCTTCTAAAATGTACAGAAACTATAGGGTAGTTCTCACCTTCTTTTACCTCTTCTACCTTACTAATAGCTTCAGCTAATATACTCTCCTTAAATTTAAAAGCATCCTTAATAAGATTTTCATACTTATCCCAGTAGTGGTATAGGTGGAACCATCCCTGTATATCCCAATTAGTATTTGGATCTAGATTAAAAACTTCTTTATCACATATTTTCTCTTTAAGAGTATATATAGAGTGAGTTCCTTCTGAAATACTTTTGATTGGATGTTTCAAATCAAACGCTTCAAATAACCTTACTCCTCTAAACAGTTCCATATATTCTTTGAAGAATACAATATCACTACCTAAGTGTTTTGAGAGTGCCAGCAAGCCAGCGTACTGGCTCATCTGCGAACCAAACTGAGGCCCTATTGAGAGGTTTGTTTTTGTTATATAGTTCATTATTATTTTATCTTTTATTAATATACGAAATACTCTTCTACTATACAACTTTATAGTGATCGATAAGTTTTTGCACAATTTCATCAATACTATATTCACAGTTGTATCCAAAATTTCTTAACTTTGTTGTATCCAAGTATGAATTTTTTACCTGTACGATATTGTGAAAATGTGTAGGTTCTATATTAATAATCTGAGAGTTTGAATTAGCTTTTTTAATTGCTTTTTTAATAATGTTTAAGAATAAGTAAGGTTTTCCGCTTCCTATATTTATAATCTCGTCTACAGGTGCATTCTCTATACAGTGGTGTATTGCTTTACATACATCATCTACGTAAATATAATCTCTAAGTACATTTCCTCCGTAATATAGTTCTACGTCTCTACCTTCAACAATTTCTTTAATTAAGAACTGTAGTGCATTTTTCTTTTTAGAAATTTTTTGATCTCCTTCTCCTAGTACATTTGCTAGTCTAAATATTCTGTACTTTACATTATACGTATTACAAAAACTTATAATTAACTGTTCTGCACATCTCTTTGTAATAGAGTAAAAGCCTGTAGGATTACAGCTTAGGTCATCTTCTTTAAAAGGAGTCTTATCATTTTGTCCGTATACAAACCAGGAGCTAATAAAATTAAAAGTTGTATCTGGATTATCTTTTATATGCTCTAGAACATTTAATAAAACTTTTAAGTTTGTATCTACATCTACGTGTAGGTCTTTGTGTATATTATAATTGTCAATTGTACTAATAAAATACAGTAACTCTTCTGATTGAGGTTTATAATCAGCTCTCTTGTTTATAATAACTTCTTCTGGGTATAGTTCACAGAATTTACTGCCGATAAAACCTGTTCCGCCAAAAACGTTTATTTTTTTCATATAATTTAATTTATTAAGTTTATCTTATCATCATGTTGCTGAGATCTTCTACTGTGAAATCCGAATGTATTTTCCAAATTGTAGTCACATTCTGCTATTGGAAGTTCTAATGAAAAAGTCATTGCAAGAGTTACAGGTGCTGTATGTATGTCCATATCTCTTAAAATCTTATTATGTGTTACTCCTATAATCCAATCATCATTGCATGGCTCATATTCCAAACCTCTTGTCGCGTCCAGTAGACGTCTACTTCTTATACAGAACCCTCCGTTACCTACCCTTCCGTATTCTATATCTGATGTAGGACCTGGCCACGGAGCTCCTATGTAGTCGTACTTTAAAAAATCTGAATTCCAAAGATGTGGATTTATTACAAAACCATCGTCATGTATCATTAGTACAAATTCAGAATCTGTATAATTGTATAGCTCTTTTAATGTAAAATCACTATACCCTTCCCTTGTAGTGAACTTAGGTACTTGTACATGTATCATATCTGCAGGCAGATTCTGCGGTACTGTATCTGAAAATATCTTTTTGCTTGCAAAGGTAATATGTTTACAGCTGTATTCTATAGCTTTAACCGACTGTTCTGGGTTATGTGTATTGATTGATATTATCTCTACGTTAGGTAGTTTCAGTTTATGTTCATACCGTTCCAGCTTTTTTATATTATTACGAGCTTCTTCATGTAGTTTTCCATGAAAACCAAATGTATTGTTTAAGTTGTATTCACATTCAGGTATTGCATGTTCTAACGAAAACCTAGACGCTACATCCACAGGTGCATACTTACATCCGTTTTGTTTAAAGTAATCGTAATATGTATTTGTGACCAATACGTCATTGTGTGCATCTGTATAGGGAATAGTTTCTTCTAAATTTAAAAACTTCTTACTTTTCAATACAAACCCTCCGTTACCTACTCTATTTCTTTTACACCATTCAAGCCCAGCTGGCCAGGGAGCTCCTATGTAGTCGTACTTTAGAAAATCATCATCCCATTTATCTGCATTAATCACAAAACCGTCTTCATGTATAGATAACATATACTCGTTGTCTATGTATTTAGGTAAGGTATTGAGATGAAACCAGTTCATTGTACTATGTGTCTGCTTCTCTATTTGGATGTATTCTATATGAGCTGGTAGGTTGCTCGGCCTGTAGTGGGCAAGTATTTTTATAGATCCGAATTTTATCTGCTCAGAACTATATAAAAGAGCTTTTACAGATTCTTCTGGGTTGACACAGTTTACCGATATTAAATCTATTTTGGAAAGATCTTTCATTACAGTGTGTTAAATAAATTATCTATGTAGTACTTCTCTATGTCTTTTTGCCCTTTTGTACACCCATATGCCATATGTATTCCATAGCAATTTCTTACATATATTGGGGATTTGTCTACTTTATTTGCATACATTGTTAACTGCCCTTCATCCCAATTATCAAAGAATAATTTCTGTGCTTCCAAGTAAAATTCTGTTTTTGCTATAAATAAGTTATTACAGAAATAAGGTGTTAGGTATTTTTCTAAAAAAAGTTCTGAGTTATTCAGTACAAGTTCTTTCTTCTCTGCTGCATGTCTAGCAATGTACATGTTGTAGTCGTAAGAGAATCTGGCAGGATGTACCCCTTTAACTATGCTGTAGAACCATGGTAGCCCTTCCCTTCCTTTTACAGGATTAATCCTATCTACTAACTTCCAATAGTCTTCTCCATTCCATGCACTTAATCCCTCTATGTACCTAAACACTTCAGAATAATTACATCCAAAAATATTCGGATCTATATTATCTTTCAGAAAAATTTTATATACATCCTCTTTTTCTTGTTCTGTTAAAAAATCTTGTAGAAATAACTCTACAGAAGGCATTCCATTTGATAATGTAGGAGCTAACACTGACACGGTAGGGTCATTTAGTATACCTCTATTTTCAATCATATAGTCCCAGACATAACGATTTATAAAAACATCATCATCCCATTTACAGAAATATTCTGTTGTTGTTTGTTGAGCTACTTGCATTTTATGCTCATAGGCGTCTGTCGGCATACTAGCTAAAGTAGCTTCTATTCCTCCTTCTACTACTGGGTATAATATTTCTTCCCAAAGTCTGTTATCATTTTCATGACAGTACACGTAAAGCTGTATTTCTTTCTTGTTACCTTCTTTAATGTTTACAAGTTCTTTTAAAGCTGCTTTTACTAAAGGTAGTCTGTATTTATTCTGTGAACTGTTAAATAAGTTAATCTGTATCATCTGGTAGTAATTTGTACTGTAAATCTGTATTTAGAACTCTAGCAAAATAGTTTACATTAGAGTTAGTGCAACATAGTAACATGTTAGCTTTGGACAGTAAGTATGCTTCTACAATTACATCTTCGCCTACATAGTACTTACTACATTCATAGTCATTAGCATAATGTAACGGGATATCATTATTGCTTCTAAAAGTTGCAGGATACTCCACTACTTTATCGCCAAAAGCTTTCTTTATTGCATCTACTCTATTCTGCTCATCAGATGCTATGAAAAGCACATCGTACTCATCTATGTACTTTTTAATACGTTGAATATAGAAATCCATAGAAAGTTTATCTGGGTGATCTGTACCTCTACAATGTACTCCTAATACTCTTTTTCCTTTAAAGTGAGTATTGTAAAAACTGTTAATTTTAGACTCTACATGAGGAAGAAGTTTTACGTACTTTTTTACTATTTCTCCATACTCTTTACGTTTAACTTTATAGTCTTCCGGGGTGGTGTATATGTCCCTAAATTCACTAAACTCATCATGAAGTAATCCTACCTCTGATAAAATTTCAGAAGAAGTAGGCTTAGTGTCTGTGTGAGGTTGTTCAAAGTAGTATTCCCAAACGTTCTCTATTTCTTGTTGACGGTACATTTCTTCATCGAAGTAGCAAGATTCTCTACCAAAATGTATGTAGTACTTATCGTTAGGGTAGTGGTACATTCCTCTTATTGTTTGCCAAATAAAAGCAAACATCCCTGAGTTGTGTTGTGTGGGGTGTAAATATCTGTACATTAATTAATTAATTTTTTAAAATACTTATTAAATAACTGATCATTGTTGTAAGCGTATTGTTTAGCTTTTTCAAAATTCTCTTTAATATACTCTTCTCTGGAATGATAATCTTTTTCTGTTAAATTGTTGATCAATTGAAAAAGCTCTTCCTCTGTATTAAATATAAGAAAACCTTTTGTATTAAAAAACTCATCTATATTTGAACATCCTTTATAAATTGGAATAGTTCCTGTTAGAAAGCAATCCAATATCTTTTCTGTAAAATAATTGTCATGTACTCCATTTTCAATTGCGATAGAAAATTTATAGTCTTTTAATCCTTCAATCTTACCTTGAATCTCTCTCAACCCTACTCCATAAAAGTCTATATTAGGAATCCTAAGGTCAATAATTTTTTGAACACATCCTACTCTAAATCTATGTCCCTCAGTCATTGTCTTATTAGAAGTGATAAACGAAATATGTTTTGGTTTATCTTTATAGATTTGTATTAGAGAGTCATCTTGAAGAAGTGGATGTTCTGCTTTATGTACATTTTTATTTAACACCACTTCGTAACCTCCATTTCTGAAGACTGCATTCGGTAATTTAAGTAACTCTTTATCAAAGGTAAGTACTAAGTCAAACATTTCACTATTTTCTTTTACGGCAGTATACACTTCATTTTGGGAAAGTAAGTGTGGTGCTTCATGTACATCCGCTATAACCAGTCCTCTGTCTACTTTTATAACTCCCTTTACGTACTTTAGTATTTCTGTATCCTCAATAAGAGTTATATCAAATTCTCCATCAGATAAGTTATATGTATAAGAAAATGTTTCCGGTATACTATTCTTTTCTCTAAAATTGCCCAACACATTTACCTGTGGTAATTTCTCTCCAGATAAACTTTCTCTGTATTTCTTCCTATCTCTAATCTCTAATTCATACCTACTATTGTCTTTACTCTCTCTTTCGTGAGTACGAACTTGATTGGCCTTACTGTGGTTATATACACAGTCAAAAAAGTCTACAACCTGTATTTTTTCCTTAGGGCACATTTCCATACAAGGATACTGAAAGGCTAGATCTGCTGCATGCCAATAATATTCTCCGTCTTGCAGTGATCTTAAATCTCCTAACTTAACTGCTTGTAGTAGAAATGCTCTGTAAGTTCTTAGATGAGAAGCTCTCCAATGATCTCGACGGTAAAGTTTATACTTATGTACAAAATCAGAATGCTCTGTTGACTGTGGATATGGTAGTGTTGATTCTGCATCCGGACCATCCCATACAATAAATCCTCCATATGTCATCCAACAATCCTTTTTATTATAAAAAGTATTGAGCTTCCCTAAAACTGTTTCATCATAAAGCCAATCGTCTCCATCTAAGTGAATTACGATTTCTTCAGGGTCTTCTATGTAACTATTCAGATTATGGAAGTAATTATACATAGCTCCTTTATTTTCGGAATTTCTTATAATGTTCCAGTTAGGAAGCTCTCCTACAATCTCTTTTACCTTTTCGTAGGTATTGTCTTTAGAAGCATCGTCTATGTAAGTGACTTTGTAATTGGTGTATGTTTGATTTAGAATACTTGCAAGATTATATTCAACCCACTCTTCATTATTATAGGAAGGAGTTATTATTCTAAATTTATTTTGCTTTTCCATTTATCTATGCTGTAATATTTTCTATAATTCTCCTTAGCTGTTCTGCTACACTCTTCGTAAAACTCTTTATCATCTCTTAATCTCTCAGCAAGCATGACTGCTTTCTCCACATCCTCTACATCAACTGATAAATCTGGATGGCAGAGTCTTTGTGTGTCTACTTTCTCATTTCCTATACAAGGTATGTTAAAATAAGCACAATTCAAACTAAAGGTTCCAGCTGCTATGGTTGGCATAAGGTGTACAGCATATTTGAATGAACTTAACTGTTCCATCCAATCTGTCCACATAACTCTTGGTAAATGATTTATCAACTGATCCTCTCCCTCTCTCATTGCATGAGAAGTCTGTCCCCATATTGGAACATCAAACCTCTGTGCTACTGTAAAGCTTTCCATACCTCCATACCATCTAGCAAAATTACCTCCTATGATAACTTTTTCTTCTCTAATAGGTTGAATATCTTTTACTATAGAATCAATCATTAGAGTAGGAATAACGTGCACAGGTACGTTAGGAAACATTCCTTTATAGTATTTTACATCGTGTTGGTTATGTGCAAAGATACCGTCTGAGGAGATGAGCATATTATAGAATAATACTTGATCGATCATTTCATAATCATTCCACCACCAGTGAGGTCCTTCCTGAACTATATACACTTTTTTATTGGTAAGCTTTAATCTCTCTATAGGTTCTTTTACCAGAAGTTCACTTACTGGATTCTGATCAGCTGCAAGTTGACTTCCTTCTGCACTTAAGTATAGCTTTCCTTTAGGAAAAATAACAAAGACGTGATCATATCCTTCTACTTCCTGAAAGTGATGTATGTGTCTATGGTCAGCACCTAAAGCATGCATCCAAGCAAACTCTGTTCGCATATTAGAGTGATTGGAAGGAATCTTTCCTTCAAAACCCATCTCTGTTAGGAATGCTATCTTCATATTATTTATTGAAGAACTTATCTACGATTGTTTCTATATATTCAATTTGCTCTAAAGTAATAACTGGAGAGCATCCTAAGAAGAAAGTATCTGTTGTTACTTTTCTTGATACTGGATATTTTTCAATTACTTCTTTAGGGTCAATTAAATGAGAGTATCCTGGCTGAAGCATAATGTTACCTGCAAAGTAAGGTCTTGTTTGAATCTTATTTGCTTCTAAGTATTGACAGAACTCAGCTCTTGTAAAGTCCATTCCATCTTTAACTGTTAATGCAACTGCAAACCAATCTGGATCTGATTTATCAGTAGCTTTAGGAAGGATAAACTTATCTTCATACTTTTTAAAGATGTCAACAATTGCTTTATGATTTCTTCTTCTTATTACTCCAATCTCTTCTAACTTACCTAACTGAACATTACCCATTGCAGCTTGTAATTCAGTTGGTTTTAAATTATAACCAATCTCTTCGTAAGTATATTTGTGATCAAATATCTCATTAGGAAGACTTGGCAACCAATTACTGAACCTTATTCCGCATGAACCGCACTCTAAAGCATTTGCCTTACCTTGACAGTAACATCCTCTACCCCAGTCTCTAAAACTTCTTAAGATTTTTTCTAGCTGTGGATCACTACATGCTACAAATCCTCCTTCACCCATCGTAATGTGATGTGCTGGATAGAATGAACATGAGGACATTTTACCGAATGATCCTAACATCTTACCATCATAAGTTGTTCCTAAAGCATCACAGCAATCTTCTAATAAGATTAAATCGTATTTGTTTACAATTTCCATCAATCGATCCATGTTAGGTGGATTACCTAATACGTGAGCAAATGTAACCACTTTAGCATCTGGATGATCAATACATGCTTGCTCTACTTGATCTAAATCTAAGTTTAAAGATTCTAATTCAATATCAACAAAGATTGGTGTAAAGCCTGCTTGAATGGTAGGACTTAAAGTAGCTGGGAATCCAGCAATTGGAGTAATTACTTTCGTACCTTTTGGTAAGTTCATTCCTCTTTTAGATGTTAAAGCTAACATCATTAGTAGATTAGCACTAGAACCGCTATTAACAATAACTCCGGTCTTGTGTCCTAGTTTTTTAGGAAACTTTCTTTCGAACATTGCTCCTTCTTTTCCTAAAACCAACCAACCTTCTAGCATAGTCTTAACTACAGCTTGATATTCTTTTTCGTCAAAATAAGGTCCGGCATATTGAACTAAGTCCTCTCCTGCTACCCACTTTTTTTCACTGTTCTTTTTTGTAATGTGCTCTTGTACTAAGCTTAAAATTTGATCCATATAACTGATTTTATTTGTTTTATTAATATATGAAATTATCTTATTGCTGGCAACTATTTTTATAATAATTCTCCCAGTATTCAATCATTTCATCCAACATACTTTCAAAAGTATATTCATGCTTCCATCCTGTTGTTTCAACTAACTTAGAGCAATCTCCTTTCAAGTCATGTAATTCTTCTGGGCGTAAGAATTTCTCATCCTGCTTAACATACTGCTTCCAGTCTAGTTCTAACTTACCAAATACATATTCACATAACTCTTGTACTGAGTGGGATACTCCTGTTGAGCATACAAAGTCATCCGGCTTGTCTTGTTGAAGTATCAACCACATTGCATAAACATAATCCTTAGCATGACCCCAGTCCCTTGTAGCATCCAAGTTTCCTAGCTTTAATTCATTTGATAATCCTAACTTAATCTTAACCGCCTCTTTGCAGACTTTATTTGTTACAAAGTTTGTACCTCTACGAGGTGATTCATGATTAAATAATATACCGTTTGATACAAACATATTGTATGAGTTACGGTAATTTCTACTAATGTTATACGCAAATACTTTAGCACATCCGTAAGGTGATACTGGATTGAGTGGTGTAGTTTCTCTTTGAAATCTATCCTCATCAATACTATTTCCAAACATTTCTGAAGATGATGCTTGGTATATTTTTGTTTTAGGGGATACAAGCCTTACTGCTTCAAGGATATTTAATGTACCTATTCCTGTTGTATTGGCTGTATATAGGGGTTGGTCGAAGGATATTCTAACATGCGATTGTGCTGCTAAATTATATAATTCATCTGGCTGTACCTTTGCAACAACCCTTACCAGTGATGCTAGGTCTGTAAGGTCAGCGTACTCTAGCTTGATACTATTATATACTGCATCTAATCTTGCTGTTTGATTTTCAGCTACAGAATTCCTCTTTACTGTTCCCCATACTTCATATCCCTTTTCTAGGAGTAATTCAGCTAAGTATGATCCGTCTTGTCCGTTTATTCCTGTTATAAGTGCTACTTTATTTTCTCGCATTATCGTAATTTTCTATAAACCATTTAACTGTTTCTTTTATCCCTTGTTCAATTGAAGTGTATTTAAAGTCTGGAAGATATCTTTTTACCTTTTCATTTGAAGAAGGCTTTCTAAATTGTCCATCTGGCTTATCTGTTTCAAAAATAATATTTCCTTTATAATTAAACTCCTCAGCTATTAGCCCTACCAAGTTTTTAATACTTATTTCCTCTGAGGTTGTAAATATGATTGGTTCTTCTTCGTCGTAATTCTCAACAGCCCATTTAGCTAATTCAGCTACATCTTTAGAGTAAATAAATTCTCTTAAAGGCTTCCCCGTACCCCATACTTTGAAGTCTGTTTTATTTTGTATTGCTAAATACATTTTATGTAGAAGCATCGGCACTACATGTCCATGTTCTAAAGAGAAGTTATCATTTGGTCCGTATATGTTTGTTGGAATTACAGAAGTATATTTCAATCCATACTGCTCTCTATAGGCTCTAATTTGTATATCTGCTAGACGTTTAGCATAGGCATAAGGATAGTTTGAACTGTGAGGAAACCCATTATGTACTTGATCTTCTGTTAAAGGATAGTTTACTTTGTCTGGAAATACGCAGGTGGATAGAAATGATACTAGATTTGTAACCCCAGCCAGTCTAGCTGATTCAATTACATTTGTATTGATCATTACATTATCGTACAGGTATTCTCCTTTGTACTTCATATTTCCCCCCAAACCTCCTACTTTGCCGGCACAGTGAATAACGTGAGTTGGTTTATGCCATTCAAAAGCTCTTAAAGTTTCTTCTGGGCTTGCTAGGTTATATTCTCTTCCTATTTTAATATCAGCATCTATAGCTGAACCTACTAGGCCTTTTCCTCCTGTTATTAGTAATTTAGAGTGTATCATAGTAACTATTCTGTCTTTCTTGTCTGTCGATTGTCTTTGGATGATATAAAGCCCATTCCTCTTCTGGTGGAAGCATTCCATGTATCTTAAATCCTTCTAGTACTTCATGTACTTTGTTTACCCATCTTATATGAGGAGCATTCTTATAAATTCTCATTTGCCAATCTGCCCAGTTGACCCATCCTTTTTCATTTACATGCCATCCCCACTTCTGAATATGCTCTTGTGTTAAACCCTCTACAGTATTTACTCTAGGGATTCTAAGCATATCGACATCATTGGTCTTTAGCATTTCAGGAAGGTTTTGTATCAAATTAATATGAGGAATCTCATCAGCATCTATCTGAAAGATATAATCTCCTGAACATACTTTGAAGAATTTATTCTTCCAATCAGCGAAGTGTCCCTTAAATTCAGATTCGATTAAAAGTATTTGATTTATCGAAGCACATGCTTTTAAAACTTCTTGTAGCTCTTGAGACATTTTAGGACTATCTGCTAGTACTACTATCTCATCTTCTGTACGTTTGTTGGAAAGGAGGAAGTTGACTAGTCTTTTCACTTCCTCCAATTCATTACAAACTGTTATTGCATAACTTATTTTCATACTTAAATATATGAAATTTATTCTTTATCTGCAACTTCTACATCAAAAAATCCTATTACTTCTAAGGCATCCATAAAATCTCTTTGACCAAATATTTGAAGGTTTCCCATATCCATCTTATGTGTTTGCCCTTTAGGGAAGTTTGCTTTTTCTTCCTCTACAATTTCGATAGCTTTTACTGCAGACCACATCCAATTATCTTTTGATGTACCGTCTAAGAATACCATTCCTTTACCTGGGATAGTGATTGTGGCTGGAAGCCATACCTTACCTGAATCATCTGTGTATAAGAGATCTTTGTATAGTTCCGGTGATGCTTCTAAGGTTTTGTTTACCAAATCTCCTCCCTCAACCATTAAGGTTGAAGTTGAATATCCGCAACCAAAGCAAAAGCTTGTTGTTACTTCTTCTGTTACTGCTTGTTCATAGCAAGCATTTCCTCCACAGTGTGGACAGTCTACCATTTTTTCTTCCATTATACTTTTTTAGTTATATACCAGGTATCATCATCTTCAGAGTACCCTTTATTAAATTCAAACTCACTACTATTTAATTTTCTAAACATGTTTTGAAAATAACTTAATCTATCATCTTCAAGACCATCTCCATCATAAGGTTCAAATTTTATACCCTCACTATCAGTATTGTTTAAAAAAGGAATGATTTCACTATTCATTACTTTTTGTAAAAATATTGCTTTAGGTAATCGATTTGGATCATTATCATCCCACTTAAACTGCTCTTCAGGAGTAGGTGCATTTAGATTTCCAAATTTCAATTCCCAAAAATTATCACTTGGATCATATACTAACCTAACTTCAAAAGGAGAACTATCATTAGTTCCTCTAAATTCTTTTGGTTTGAATATTATAATATTACCTTGGTTTAATTTTCTTACCCCCCATTGAGATATTTCAGTAAGGATGTATTGTTTTGTAGCTTCTTTCTTTTCTGTTAAGTTTGTATACTTACCTAATGACTGATAAACTTCAGTTGCCAGTATTGTTAAGGCTCTCATTTATTCTATTTTCTTTAATTTTGGTAATTCTATTTTCTTAAGCTGTGGTAGCTTTAACTGAACCTGTTTAGGAAACTCAGGGACATATTGTGTTAGAAGGTTATCTAGCGTTTCTGTCATCTTTTCGTATGAAAAATGTGTTCTACTCTTGTGTCCTTGTCTCTTAGCAAGAGGTTTCCACTTTTCATAGTTGTCGTAGATGTCCTTAAATGCCTGACCTACCTGCACTGGATCTGCTGAGAACCATTGACTGTCGGTTAATATCATATTAGGAACTGCCGCTGAAGGATGTACATTTGTGAGATTACCTCCTATGTATTTTACAAATTCTTTATCAAGAAAATCTACATGACCTGACCAAGCTGATGCTATAATTGGTTTGTTTACTAGACTAAACTCTAATAGAGGTCTTCCAAACCCTTCTCCTTTTGTTAGAGAAACCATTGCTTTTACTTTACCGTAGTTGTATAGTTCGTTAATCTCTGTATCAGTCATGTCACCATGGAGTAGGTATACGTTAGGTAAATCACCTTTAACTGTTTTCCTTATTGCATCTACCCTGTCTAGCAGTTCTTCCCTATCCATAATAGATGTTCCTGATCCTGCTTGTACTTTCAGTAGTAGTGCCGGCCTTTTTCCTTTAGGTTTATTTTTAAATGTCTCCAGGAAAGTCTTAATGGTATATCCTATATTCTTCCTATCCTCTCCCATGATTCCAGGTAACCAATGTCCTACTGCTAAGAAGCAAAACATTTCATCTATCTCATCAAATTTTAACTTTACAGGAAATGCAAGTGGGGAGTATTTTGTAATATCAGCTCCTTCAAACAACACCTCTACTTTTGACTTTAATACAAGTTCTCCCGTTACTTGACCTGTATTACTGTCCTGCATATTAAATTTTGAATCTTCAAATACTTTTTTTGCATGCTCAGAAGATACTAATACCAAGTCCATGTTATTACATCCCTGTATCCAGGTAGGATCACATACTGTAGTCTCAATTCCGGCTGTTACTCCTATATTATATTTACCTACTTTTTGAAATTCATTCGGTACTGTGATCTGAATCCATATATCAGGCTGTTGTGTTAGTTGTGGTATGATTCTAGAGACTAAGGATTCGTTATTATGGTCTTTTAAGTATCCGAATCTAGTTCCTCCCCATCTCTGTGATAATATTTTTACATCATACTTATCTGTATCGATAATTGATTGTACAAAGTCTCTTGCTCTTGCTCCATATCCTGAGTAAGTATCAACTGGACAGCTTACTACTAATGTAGGTTTACTCATAACTAGTATATTAATTTATGTGTTATACGTTTTTTAGGTCTGTCTGTAATTTTATGTAATTCGAATCTTTCTCTTGGAACAAACTTCTCAAATGATTCATCCATTGCATCAATTACATTCTCACACATCTGTCTTGCTGACATTCCTGATTCATCAGATATTACCCATTCTCTTGCTTTCAATCCTTTAGCATCTCTTTCTTCTTTTGACATCTCATATGCCTTTAAAATAGCTTTTGCTACATCTTCTGGTGCACATCTATCGTCAAAAATATAAGGAGTTGGAACTGAACCTACCAGTGAAATGTTTGAAGGGAACACCGGGATGGCCCATTCACCACACTCCCTATATGTTCCTCTATGGTTAGAAGGAAAGTCTGAACTGAAGTCAATCCACTTACCATTCTCATCCGTAAATCTCATTTGATCCTGCATACCTCCAGTTACATTTGCAATGATCATTCTACCTGCCATCATAGTTTCAGTTAGAGATAGTCCCCATCCTTCGTTTGAAGTAATAAGTAATCCTACATCAGCTACGTTGTAAAGCAAATTCATTTGTGGAGTATCTAGTTTATCTTGAGAGAAGAATACATTTATATTTTCATCACATAAAGCTTCTCTTACCGCATAAAGATCTGTTCCATTTTCATCTACAGCTTGAGTATGCATTACAAGTGCACATCTCTTTGCTCTCTCTTCTCCGATTAAATCACAGAATAATTTGTATGAAAGGATTACATCTCCTGGAGATTTTCTTCTAATGTTTCTTGAATTAAACAGAACTACAAAGTCGATTTGTTTTTCTCCAAACATATTGTTCTTAAACTCTTGTAATAGTTCAAAATTTTCATGACCTTCTCTAATAGGAAAGAAGTGTTTATCATTTATTCCATGAGGAACGTACTTGATAATTTTACCCTTAGTAGACTCTCCTAAAACTATTTCATTAATATTTTTAGTTTGTTTTGAGATTGCCATTAATAAGTCACATGATTCGTAGTATGCTTTATTGTATAACGGTGCTGGAAGATCATCCCAAATGTTTAGATACATTAGTGGGATTTCATTTCTAATTTCTCTCTCTATCTCAAACAACCAAGTCCAATATCTTGGATCTGTGAATATAAAAATTGCATCAGGCTTTTCCTGCTGCATAAGTGAACGTATAAGCATTGCATCTCCATATCCATTGCTAGGCAATACTCTTACCCAAGCATCTTCAATATCTGCAAACTTATTTACCTCCGAGGATATATCAAGTCCTTTTCCTGCATCAGGATGGTTAATGGCTGCTCCTACATTAAGCCAATTGAAATGGTGGGCTGTTCCTACAACAATCTCTCTTGCCATAGTTGCGATACCGGAATGCATCCTAATATCATCGCATAACAGAAGAATCTTCTTTCGATCTTCTCTCTTTACATAACGAAATTTTTCTTTCATGTAACTACTTTAATTTTAAATTTGTTTGGTTGTGTAACTTTTGCTTAAAGCTCTCCTCTGTAAGGTATAAGTAAATTGCTCTATCTACAAGTTTCTGTAAGGAAAATTTATACCTCACACATTCTTCTTTAAATTCTTGAAACAATTCTTGTTCTACCTTTACGCTGGTTAATTTTTTTGTGTCCATTGTAAGTGTGTTTTTACTATTATTATATATAAATATATACAGTTTTTAAAAAGTCGATCCACAATACTCTGTTCCTCTGTATTCACAGAACATACAATTTGACTTGGAAGGTTTCTTTTCATACTCCTTGTCAATATACTGTCCTTGCTCATCAAAAGCATCGTCAATAAATTTTGCAAGAGCTGTTGTTGCTTGCCCTCTTTTTATCTTTCCTGAAGGTGGTATAAATTCTTGAACTCTTCTTCCCATTGCTGGGTATTCTGGATTGGTAGGGACTTTTCTCTTTACAATAAAATACTTTACATCTACCTTGTCAACATCGATATTAAACTGTCTTGCAAGGAATTCCTTATACAGTAGTAATTGTGCCAGCTTTTTATCATCCTTCTTTGCATAATCATTCCACCCTGAGGTTGATGTTTTAATGTCTAAAATAATATACCTGTCATCTTGCTCATCGTATAAAACGATATCGATATACCCTTTAAAAAATACATTATCGGCTATCTTATGTACTAAGGGAATTTCTACTCCTACCAGCTTATAGTACTTGGTACCAAAGTAATTAGCACGTTTCTTACGGACGTAATTTAATATTTCAACACCATCATTATGAAACTCAGATAACTCCTCAGAACTAGAAAAATGTTTTCCATACTTTTCTTTCTCTTCAGTGTAAATACTGAATAGTTTTTGTTCAAGCATTGCACCAAGATCCATTTCATTGGACTTCTTTACTGTTCCGTCATAAAGTTCTGTTAACCATTCCTGCATTACCTCATGTACTGCTGTACCAAATACTGTGTGAATAGAAGGTCTATACTCCTGTAGTCCTTTTACGTACTTCAATGCCCATTGGTGTGGACATGTATTGTATGCCAAAGTTTGACTGTATGAAATTGATTTTTGAGTAGTATAATCTAGTTCAGGTTTACAAAAGTCTCTAATTAGGCTTACTTGTTTAAGAATCTTCTTTGCCATCTTTTAATTTTCTAAGTTCTCTTTTCAAGTACCACAATGCTTTTTCAAGCTCCTGAATTGTGTCGTCTTTCTTACCTGCTCTGGAAATATATTTTATAGTATTTCCTAAGCAGAATCCTAAGTTCCATGCTTCTATAACTTTAATTGCTTCGTAAGGATTGTCCTTTCCTCCATAGTGTTGAGGGTGGTTAACTAATTCCTTTTTCCTCTTTTGTTTGTCAACAGTATACTTTACCTCTCTTGGATTCATATTATAACATTTATATAAGTATAATATAAGAAAAAAGGCTTGCAAAAGCAAGCCTGGTTTTTATTTTATTAGAAGGTATATACTGAGAAATGTTGCTATACCTGTTGTTACTTTATAAAATACACTAGCAGTTTTAGCTGATCTTACTTCTTTATGAAGATCATCTGTTAGATGTTCATATTGTCCTATTTGTAATTCTTGTTGACGAATGATGAATTTGTTATTCTCATCCTTATCATTTAGTAATTTTATAATCGTATCTTTGTGTGCTTCCCTTTCCTGAAGTTTTGATATCTTTTCTTTAGTAAGTTCTAATTCAAATTTACATCCATCGTATCTAATAAGATCTGCTACTATAAGTCTAGCAGTCTTAGTTGGAATTATTACTTTGGTTGTATCTGTTTGAGAAAAACTGCTCAAGCTCAGCATTAGAAAACTTATTAGTACTACTAACTTTTTCATCTGTTTGTTTTTTTATTATGTTTATATTTTTATCAATATAGTGAATTTCTTTTGAAATTCCAAATACTCTTTGTTGGACTGAGTCAATTTTTACTGTTATAGTCTTGTCTATAGTTTTTGCAGAATCAACTTTGGTTTCTATTAGTTCTATCTGCTTTTTATATTGTTTAATATCAGTAGAAATTCCTTTAGTATTGATAAGGTTCCATATTAATAGTCCTGCAACTAATGCTAGTACTATGTTTTGCTTGTTAATTGCTGTTATCTCTTTCACCTTTATGTTTATCAAGTTTATCTAAAATTTGTATAAGTAACTCATTTTTTATTATACCTACCATTGAAGCATTTTTAAAAATAGAAATTAATTGGAATACTAAAAATGGAGCTATAATAGTTTCACTTAACCACGATGTTCCAGTAAACCCTTTCTCTATAGTTAGTATAGCAGATAGCATTACCACCCAAAATCCAAAGGTTCTTAGTACTTTTAATGCTTTACAAGTTTGGAAACCTTTTGCTTTTGTACCTGCCCACACACCAAAAAAACCATCAGCAAATACTACAAATGCTACTGAGAGGTATTGTTCGATGTTATCTGCTGTAAGTTCCATAAAGTAGGAACCTATAAATGCACAAGCTGTTGTCAATGTTAATGTGATTATAAGTGATGTTTTCATGCTATATGTAACTACTTTACAAATTCGTAATACTTTTTAGTTTTTTGATTTCTATCTTCTAACCCATGAGTACCACCATTGATTCTTTTTGTAAGAGCTAATATGGCTGCATCGTTAATTCCTTTGTCGCATATTTCCCACAATTTATTTTTGTCAAAGAAGAACATTGCTGATTCAAAAGAATAAGTTGTTGCTACTAGATCTGGATTGGTCATGATTTCTGGTTTGTTTAAATACTTAGCAAATGCTGCGTAGTTGTCTTTACCAGTTAATTGAAGAGCTCCTCTTCCTCTAAATTTAAAACCATCTCCGGATTTTTCATCTCCGTTACCCATTCTTGATGCGTAAACTCTATTAGCAATTTTTTCAGGATTTCTAGCATATGATTCTTCTAAAGTACCTGGGAAGTATTTTCCAAAGATACCTTGAAGTCCTTGTGCTGAGTAGTTTAAGTTTTCAGAGAATGCTTTAAATCCTCCTGTTTCGTGTGAAGTTTGTGCAAAGAAATGTGCTGCTCTAACTGGAGTTAATTTGTAAAACTCCATTGCTTTTTTCATTGTTCCTGGACCAAAAGCACCATCGGCTGTTACTCCGATCTTAGTTTGTAAACTTTGTAAACTCATTATTTAATTTTTATTTATTAGTATTACTTTCCTGTGTGGCATATTTAATTCCCATAATTGTACCAACTATTGAAAATGCATTTGTTAATAATACACTAAACATATTCGACCAGGTTGATCCAATTATCTGTGTTTCTTTGTTTGTTACAATAGCTGCCCAGTATAATAAGGTTGTTACAATTCCTACTCCTATTATAACTGCTAAAGCACATTTAACAATTACTTTTATTAACTCACTCTGACCTTTTTTTATTATTACGTCTAAGTCATTTAAAGCAGCATCTTTCTCTTTCTCTATTGAATCTTTAAGTTTTTGAGAGTTTTCTAACTCAACTGTTAAATTCTTTGAAAGTTCATCTATTTTCTTTTTACTATTTACAGCTTCAGTAACATCAGTAGCAATTTTAACTACGTTAGTGATATTCCCTTTACTATCAAACACAGGATTATATGATGCTTGTAAATAAATAGTAGATCCATCTACTTTCCTTCTTTCAAATATTCCATCAAAGAACTTACCTTTTCTTAAATTTTCCCAAAACTTTATGTACTCGTCTGATTTCGAATACTCATAGCTAATAAAAATACTATGATGCTTTCCAATGATCTTATCTTTTTCATTGGATCTATATCCCATAGTTTCCAAAAATATAGAATTTACATCTGTTATAAACCCATCAGTATTAAAACTAATAAGAGCGGTGCTTCTATTGATTGCATCTACTTGTTTCTTACTATCGACAATTAGTGTAATATCAGTAGCGATTTTCATTATCTTAGTAATCTTACCACTATCATCAAAAATAGGATTGTAAGTTGCTTGAAGATTTATAAGACTTTTATCTTTTCTTCTTCTTTCAAATTCTCCCTGATAGTACTTACCACTTCTTAGTATGTCCCAAAATTTTTCATATTCAGGTGATTTTGCATACTCTTCACAAACAAAAATGCTGTGGTGTCTACCTATAAGTTCGTCATGATTACCTACACCATAACCCATCGCTTCTAAAAAAATATCATTTACCCCTAATATAATACCGCTTAGGTCAAAGTAAATAATAGCATTGCTTCTATTAATTGCTTCAAGTCTACTTAGCAACTCTTCTTTCGATAAGTTTTTCATGCTATTCTTTATTAGAGTTGTTTCCTCCTCTAAAACCTGCAAACTTCTCAATCACATCAGGAAGAAAGCTACCTAAGGTTATGTACATGAATGCATCGAAAATGTATTCGTTTAGCTCAAGAGCCTTACCCATATAACCTGTAACAAGGTCTACTATAATGGCAATTACCATTACCATAAATGACATGAATCCAATTACAACTTTTTCGTTATAATCATTTGACTTTTTAAAAATGCTGAAAAATCCCATAAAATATTTTTTAAGTTAGTTAGGGTATAACTAATTGGTAATAACAAAATTTTATAGTAAC